GCAAGCATGAACGGGATGTTCTTGAAGTCATCAGGCTGAACGTACCCATCTTTTTCCAAGATAGCGTTAGTCAGATTCTCAAACAGCGCACGTGCATTCGGTGCGTAGTCCGATTGATACACGCAACGCTCGATGCGAGGATCTTCAAGACCGTTGATCAGTGCAGACAGAAACGCAGTGCCATTTTCACGGGCATCATCCCAAGGCTTATTGGTAGTGAACCACACATGACCTAACTCATGCAGTGCATAGCCAATCAATTTGTTGAACAACTTCTTGTCAACAGCCTTGGTCTCATCGATGCTTGGAAAGATGACGTTGGCATCAACAGCACCGTTAACTTTCTTAGCGCATACACCGGCGGTCTTGCCGTTCCAAACTACGGTGAGTTTGTCAAAGCGATTACCAGTAGCGTGGAACACACGCTCAAGGGTAGCCTCGACACCACGTTTGATTTCGATACCTAACATAAAACCTCCTATAAAGATTTGATGAACTCAGTGGTGTTGATCTGAGAAACAAACACGCCCTGCAACTCAGCCTCGCAATCAGACGGGAACTTGTTGATGATTGCATTACGGAATGCGATATCAACGGGCAACCCACGCTTGACTGAACGTGCCCATGCGAACAACTGGCGCAGTGATGGGGGCTGTGTCAGCAACCCGGCACGGGCTTTCTCACGGGCAACGTTTGCAAACTTGACGATGATCTCAGACGCAGTCAACGACAAGCCAGTGCGCTTTGAAATCAAATCACTCTCATGCGTAGCAGACAGGTACTCAAAACGTAATGTGAAAGAGAACCGATCAAGAAACGCAGTGTTCTGCTCACGAACACCGGCGAAGTTACCACTGTGGTCACCATGACCGTTGCTGTTGTCAGCACCAAAGAACACAACGTGAGATGCAACCTTGATGCGCTCACCTGTCTCGCTGATGGTGACTGCACGGTGCGGTGACCGCTCACACAGTGCATGAAGAACAGCAAGTGACTGGGCACGTGCGAAACCAATCTCATCGAGCAGAACGATTGCACCGGGATGCTGAATCGCTTGAGTGATGATGCCGGGTTTCCAAACAACGTTGCTGTTCTCAATCGAATTACCGCCGATGAAGTCAGCACGTTCAAGAGCCTCATCAAAGTTAATGCGATACAGCCTGCGACCAAGGCGTGATGCAACCTGAGAAACAAACTCAGTCTTGCCAGTGCCACGCTCACCCGCCAACCACACGTTGTCAGGAAGTGGATCGTCAAGTGCGATCAACGTCTGATGCAAGTGCGATGGATTGAAAACGTAGTCATCGACAAGTGCGGGTGCGTCAGGGTCATTCCACACGCCGACTTGCATATCACCGAAGTCCACGCTGTCATAACGGCAAGTGTCAGCACCGAACACGTCACGTGCAGGCTTGAGATCGAACGATCCAAGCGACTGTGCAATCTCAGTCAACACTTCACGCTTGGTCTCGCCACGAAACTCATTGAACAATTGCGAGACAGACGCACGGATCGTTGCATCGATTGCAGACTGGTCAACAACTGGACGCTGAATCGAATCCAGTTTGCGGCGCAGATCCGCATCGAGTTTGCCGAAGTCTTGTTTAAACGTGTTGACGTTCTTGTCGATCTCATCACGCAGACGGAAGAGAGATGACTGTGCATTCTCGACCTGCTGAACAGCATCAAGTGCCCGGGAGGATGCAGTCTGAATCTGATCACGCAGATCATCGGGAACGACAGCAGATGCCGGTGCTTGAACGACAGCAACGTTGAGGTCATCTAACGTAGCGTGACCTGTGGCGATCAGTGCAGTCACTTCATTGATTGCCTGATCCTTGCTGTTGGTTGCGATCATGCCTTTCGCAACAAGAACAGCGTTGAGTTTGGCAAGCGGTTGCAATGCAATTTTGTTTTTGATTTCTTTGGTCATCTTGATTAGCCTCTTGATGTTTAGATTGTGGATGAATCGATTAACAGGGTCATGCGATCTGCGGGGCAGATTGGTGCGCCAACGTTCGCCCACTTCTGCGACAGACGTACTGTGTAGCCACAGGACGGGCAGTGCGCTTTGAGCATACGTGTTGATTGCACCTTGACGTTGTGACCAACGTTTAATTTGGCGTGAGGATATGCACCTAAGGATTCAACGATCGGTGCGAAGTTAAGTTTAAACGCATCGCCAATAACGGTGCTTGTGAGTTTGCCCTCAAGCCACAGGGCACGAGCGCACTTGCCAAACTTCCTGCCATGCCCATCACCATCGGTTGATGCGTGAGCGAGTTCATGCATCAGAATGCCCAACACCTGAAACGGATCGTCCTCAACGGGCGAGATCAGAATCTCATGAGTGTTGTCATTCGATGCAGAGGGTGACCAATGCTCACCGATTGCCTTATTCAAGGCACGAACCTTGCGGGATGGGAAACCGCACGTCACCCGGATCTTCTCAGGCAGTGGAAAACCTACCTGAGCGAACAGGGGACGTACTTCATTGGTTGCGGTCTGTAACCAGTCTTCACGTGTTTGATGTGTTTGCATCTTGATTAAGCCTCCTGACGGCGGTGTTTTTGTTTGCGGGAATACTTGGTGCGAACAGTGTGTCTGCCTGCACCACACGAACGTGCGTTCTTAGCCACGAAATTGCGGGTCTTCATGTTGTCTCCTTTGGTAGGTGATTGAAACTGAGATCGTCCTGCAGGGACAGGAACAGCAAGTGCTTGGCACGGTTGAGGGTCTGACGGGCACTCTCTGTGTCTTGGTATTCGATCTGCTCCTGTGCATCGGACATCAGACCGGCGATGATCATGCCAACGCCTCCGGCGCAGTATGTGAAAGATTGACGAACGTTGAGTACGAAGTCATCGATGTCACAGCCGTACATGTTGAAACGGTTATCCATAAAAATTCTCCTTAGTGGGTTTCGCCCTGATGGGCATCGTCAGTGTCGGTACAGAACCGACAGACCCGATTTTGTCTACTGGAGACACGTGTCCCCGGTTGGCGGTACTCCCAACCGTTGGAGCCTTCCCCCAACCGAGCCTTTGTTTAAGCCCCCAAAGTTTAGAGGGCACCTCATTTAACGCTGAGGCACTGCGTGGTCTTTGTCTGCGGTGCGCCCTAGTGTGTAAGTGGTGCGCTATGCAGTGACCCAATAAATCAACAACAGACCACAGTTTAAACAAGTACTAGCACGAACGCAACCCCTTGTTCTAGCACGTACTGGTCACAAAATGACCACCTAGCATTGGTGCGGGTTTCAGAGGGATTTGGGGTGTTGTCAGCGAAATCGGGACAGCCCACACCCGGGGATTCGCCCGGAGGGCAACAGCCAACCTAGGCAGATCTGATAGAGAGGCACAGAAGAGGATCTGATAGATCACAGAGGCATCACTTCACACTGGTGATGTTGTGCATCACGTTGATGAATGCGAACAGGTGTTGACAATCAACGTTTAAACAGCGAAGGTCAAATGCAATTGCACGAGTACATTGCAAAGTGCAAGCACTAGCACGTCAACACGAACAGAGAGAGAACATGAAGAGAGAAGAATTGATCGATGCACTGGAATCAGATGCAATCAAAATCGATGAAGACATTTCAAGCACGAACACGCCTGAGCCGGGAAATAGCGGAGCGATGCGGATTGCTGTGGCAAAAATCCAAGAGAAGAAGACAAAGAACGGAAAGGTGTATGGAGTGAAAGACAAAGAGGGCAATCCTCATAAACGTCTAACAGCGTCCATGCAACTGTTTGTCAATCATCTGCTCAACGGTGATACCAAACTGATGGCGTATAGAAAAGCGTACAACGTCAAGACAGAGAATGATGCGAGTGTGTTGGGCAATGCGAACAAACTGATGCGGGATGAACGGATCATTGCGCTATTGGGGTCTTTGTCAGAGGTTGTCCAAGAAAAGGTGATCGCAGATGCAGTGGCAACTCGCCGTCACGTCATGGAGCAACTGTTTAAACACGCTGGCTATGCAAAGACAGAGAGTGCCCAGTTGAAAGCACTGGAGTTGATGGGACGTGCTGTCGGTATGTTCACTGACAAAGTAGAGACCAAAGTCGAAGAGATCAACACCGAAAGACTGAAAGAAGAACTCAAGTCGCACTTAACACTGCTCGAGAACGTAGCACCCATAAGGAAACGCAGTGCCTAAGTTAGGCAACGTACAACATTGTTAGTGACTCCGTTTAAACAGCGTCACATCACGACGTAGCCTTATTCAGGGACAGATCAGCGTTCTTATCTAGGAATCGACCCCCTAACTTTTTATATCGTCCCACCCCCGGGGGGTATATATAAATTTTTGTATAAATTTTTAAGAGTGTGTAAACACATTTGACAGGAACATAAGTTCGTGTTTAAACTTCCTTCTCGTGAAACATTCCGTGAAACAAAAAGAGGTTAGTAAGCGTGAACTTAGGACAGTACATATCGGATTTGATTGGACTAGCGAACACCTTGCAGAAGGTATCTGCTGACTCCAGTGACCCACAGAAGATCTATCACATGGCACTAGAGATTAAGGATTCAGCCAGCAAGGTTCAGTTTTGGGCCTGCGCTGAGATGGCAAAAGATGAGAAAAATGAGAAGTCCCGTAGGGACGAATCATGGAGCGAAGCGAAATGACTGAGAGACAGAAGTTGGTTCTAGAGTTTATTAAGACCTACTGGGAGATGAAGGGTCATGCCCCATCCATGCAAGATGTTGCTACCGGTCTTAACATGAAGAGCAGATCGAACATCCATAGGATCATCCATGACCTAAGGAAGAACGGGTACCTAAGATTAAAGCCAACACAAGCACGAACACTGAAGGTTATGGATCGTTCGGTACAAGAGGCTGCTAGT